TACCGCTGGTATTGGTGGCCCGATCTTCGGTCACCTTCAGAGCGCCATGGTTCTGCGCACTGTGACCGAGGCTGGTCTGCTCCGTCTCGACCAGCGCTACGCTGACCAGCTCCAGATTGGCTACATCGGCTACATGCGCTGGGACGCAAAGTCGAATGATCTTCGGGCTGCTTGCACCGTGAAGGCCATCGCCTAGTACAGGCGTTCGAAGCTAGGGGCTCTACAGGTATTGCCTCACCTGTAGAGCCCCTTTTCCTGCGAGCCCGGTAAGGGGCACTAATGGCAATCACCGAAATAGCGTCCCTAGCCCAGGTGAAGTCTTATCTCCGCATCCCAGACACCAACACTGGCGATGACACGATCATTCAAACCATCTTCATGCCCGCTGCTCAAAAGGTAGTGGAGCGGGAGATCGGTCATATCGTCGCAAAGAAGATCCGTGCCGAGAGACACGATGGCGGGAACTGCGAAATCTGGCTCCGTGAACTGCCTGTTTTGTTCATTGAAAACGTGCAAGAAGGCTGGGGTTACTACAACTGGGAACTGGATGACCAAGAGGTTAACTCTATTCCCGCGTTGTCCATCTTCGCTTATTCGCTTGACAATCCGGAAGAGGGACTGGTTACCCGCCGCGCCCCTGGTAGCGTGCTTTTCCCGTTTGTCTGGGGCCGTGACAACATCCGCGTTGATTACGTGGTGGGCCGGACAGAGATCCCTGATAACGCGGTGCTTGTCTTCTGCGAGATCGTAGCGCACTGGTATAGGGCTTCCCAGCTTAGGACAAGCGTTCAGCCTGTGGGCTTCAATGCGTCTGTTCTCGATATGGACTTTACGCGCTCAACAGGTGACACGTCGATAAATCTTGGCGTTCCCGCTGAGCTTATCGAACTTCTGAAGCCGAACAGGAGGCGACCCATCATTGGCTAACCTTCCTAGCGGCAGCGCAATCCCCACAGCTCTTGCCGCTCTCCTGAGTATCGCTACAGCGGCTCTTCCCGCCAACACAACCATTTGGTACGGTGCGGAACTTCCCAATTACACAGCTCCCCTGACATTCACCATTACCGAGATCACTGGTGATCAGACGGTTGCAGAGCTGGGTACCCAGTACCGGCGCGAAGAGAAGTTCGCCTTTGTTTGCTCTCTCATCACTTATGAGGGTGGGAGACCTGACTTTGACTTTTCCGTTCAGCTATCTGAGCTGATGACGAACTTCAACCTTATAGCTCTCGCCATCGGAAACAATCCGGACCTGAATAAGACAGTCCGGTATGCGGAAGTGGGCAACTTTTCCATTACCGCGCAGACCGATGGTCAGGGGCTCGCTGCCACAATTCTTGATTTCCAGGTGCGTTGCCAACAGCGCGTGCTTTCACTTTCCTAGGGGCTAGGTTTAATGGCACCGATTTATGTTAATTCCGGTATTGGGGCTCAGATTATCTTTGCCCCTGAGACCACGTACGGTGTTGCGGCAAGCCTCACCAGTGCGCAGCCACTTGAATTCAACTCTGAAACTCTTGAGCTGAAGAAAACGATTGTTCAGGGTAAGGGGCTTCACGCGGGTAATCCTCATAACCGCGCGGCTAGGCGTGTTCTCACCAACTATGCGGTTTCAGGCGGTATTACCTGCGACCTGCCAACTAGGTACCTGAACAACCTGCTTCAAGCGATGTTTGGCTCCCACGGGCAGAGCAACGCGACTCTTACCCAGGATGCCACTACGGGTGCTTATCATGCGACTCACGCACCTGGGAGCCTGAAGGGTTACTCCCTGACGATTCAAAAGGGTGTGCCTAGCGTTGATGGTAGTGCTCCGTCGCCGTTTACCTATGTCGGTATGAAACTAACTGACTGGACTATCAGTGTTCAGACTGGCGCCATTGCTTCGCTGGCTATGACGTTTGATGGGCGTAATGAGCTTGCCGGTACCGGCAACGGTGACCCGCTTAACGGGAGTATTCCGGCCCTGGGGAGCTTCACCGAAGCGACGAACAACAGCGTTTTCCACTTCCGCGAGGCTTCCCTTTACACGGGTGGCACCCCGACCACCGCTAGCGGCATTACTACGGTTCCGGATGCCGTGCTTGCTGGCAATGTCAAGTCTGCTCAGATCAAGCAGGCTTTCAAGATGGACACTTCCCGCTACTTCCTGGGGAGCAACGGTTTCAAGGGCGAACCGATCGAGAATGACTTCCGTGATATTACCGGACAGTTTGTTATCGAATGGCTTTCGAATGAGGCAATGTATAACGCTTTCGCGAATGACACTCCGAACACTCTTGAGCTGACGTTTGAGGGTTCCCCGATCGGTACGGGCTCTGACACTTCTAGCCTGTCGATTCTTATTCCCAGGATTTACCTTGAGGGTGATTCGCCTAAGGTTTCCGGCCCTGCTGTTGTTACTCAGACGGTGCCGTTCACTGGGCTTGACAATCAGGTTGACAACGTTATTCAGGCCACGTACTGGACTGTTGACGCGACCTAATGCCTGAATTGCCGTTTGATGTCAGGAGCGCGAAAGCGATTAAGCGGCGGACGGGGCGTGCTGCGCGCGGGAGTCGCATACGTTCCCGTGCCACTTACCGGAAGAAATCGGGGGTATTCGCTACCCCCGTTTCTTTCAGTCCCGAATCCAGCGGCAACACCCGTACATCGGTGATTCAAGCCGCTGAGGTTTTCGCGACCCAGGCACGTAAGAACGCTTCCACGATCCGTAAAGACGGTGGTCCCGCTACACGTGTTGTCGCTGCTACCGGAGTTGAGGGTGCCAGCGAGCAGCAAGCATACGTGCTCACGGAGGGAAGCAAGGCACCTAATGCGGCCCCTTTCGAGTTCGGGGAACGCCATCCTGTTTTTGGTCGCCCTGATGTTCCGCGCGCCAAATGGACGTGGCGAAAGATGAAACAGCGGGACTACATGAACCGTGCCGCTACCAGTTCCACCACTATTAACGCTGCCGCTGAGGCTTACGCCAATGCGGAACAGATTCTACTGGCCGAAGAATACGGCTATAACGAATAAGAGGCAAACAAATGGCAGTCATGGAATTCACGTATGAGGGCCGGGAATTCATCCTTGACCTTGAAGACATGGATACTGATCAGGCTAGGGCGATGGAACGGTACGGGGTACCGAATCTGAAGACGCTCACTGAAGGAATCCTTAACGGTGACCTGAAGGCTTTGACTGTCCTGTACTGGCTTGCCCTGATTCAGGATGGCGAAGAGGGTACGCGCCTTGAAAAGGTCCGGATCAAGCCGGTAAAGCTCCTGATGGCCTTGACTGCCAAGAAGTCTGAGGGTTCCAACCCTGAGGATGACGAACTGGGAAAAGACGAGCAGACGGAATAGCTGAAGCCCGTTTTAAGACGGCAAGCGTAGAAGATCTGTGGGCGGAATACCTGTTTCCGCTCACGCACCTATGCCATATCAACCCCAGTATTCCGTTGAAGCTAAGGGATTTCTTCCGGCTGATCACAGACATTGATGCCTATTTGGCAGAGAAAGAAAAGCAGGGTGCATAGTGGCTACCGGAGATAAGTCCGTACGCCTGTCCGTTCTGGGCAACAATGCGAATGCCAAGGCTGCGATTGAAGAGATTGAAGCCCAAGCTGAAGCGCTGAAGCGTGAATCTCCCGAACTAAGCATCGGCATTGATCAGGCGAAAGCAATTGAGCAACTTCAGGTTTTCCGTGAGAACCTGAAAGCAGCAGCGGATAATGTTGTCTTTAAGGCAATCCTTGATGATGCGGACGCTAAATCTCAGTTCGATGAGCTGAACGCTAAGATTGACGCTCTCAAGGAGAAGAGCGCCAATGTCAAGATTGACACTGACGACAAAGCAGCGGTAGCTAAGCTCGCGGACTTCAACGCCAAGCTTGATGCACTAAGCCATAAAGCATCGAATCCGAGCATCGCGATTTCCGGGATGCCTAAAGCTCTTGCGGATCTTGCGGCTCTTGATGCTCAGCTTGACGAGTTCGGGGCTAAGCGGGAAACCGCGACGATCAACGTCAATGCTTCTGGTGTCCTGCAGATGGCAGCGTGGCCCGCGATTATCGGGGGCATCGCGGCGGCTCTTCCCGTGCTCCCTGGGGCATTCGCTGCTGTTGGCGCTGCCGCTGGTACGGGTGCCCTGGCTATCGGCAGCATCGTTAAAGCCCTACAGGATGCTTCCGCTGCACAGCAGCAATCCGGGCAGGCAAGCACCCAGCTTGCACAGCAGGAACAGGCGAACGCACAAGCTATCGCACAGGCTCAGCGACAGATCGCGGATGCTAAAACCCAGGCGGCTCATGATGCGATTACCGCCGACCAGCAGATTGCCAGTGCCGAGCAGGCTTTGGCGGATGCGCAGACGAGTTACGCGCATGATCAGATTACCGCTGCTGAGTCGATTGCTAATGCTCAGCAGTCTTTGGCGAACGCTCAGCAGCAGGCAGCGCAGCAGGCTATTACGAGCGCGCAGCAGGTGGCCCAGGCTGAAAGATCCCTGCAGACCGCGCAGCAATCCGAGCAGCAGGCACAGCAGGCACTTACGCAGGCTCGCAAGGATGCTGTGCTCACACTGCAAAGCCTGAACAATCAGCAGGCGGACGCGGCACTTCAGGCTCAGCAAGATCAGATCAATCTAACGGAAGCCCAGCAGAATCAGGCAACCGTATACGCGAATGCCGCATCTACCGCACTCCAAAAGCAGCAAGCTGACTTGTCTGTTGCCCAGGCTCAGCAGCAACTTAAAGAAGCGAATGAAGCGTCCGCGAATGCAACGGACGCGGCTAACACCGCGAACCAACAGGGTATCAACGGACTACCCGCTGTCGTGTCCGCGCAGCAAGCAGCAGCACAGGCAGCCCAGGGCGTCACGGATGCTCAGCAGAATCTAGCGAATGCAACCCAGCAGGCTGCACAGCAGCAGATACAGAGTGCGCAGTCGGTTGCCAGTGCTCAGCAGGGATTGGCGGACGCACAACGTCAAGCATCCTGGCAGCAGCAGCAAGATCTAGAAGCCATCGGCAATGCGCAGAAGAGCCTATCCCAGACTCAGCAAGCGGCAGCATGGCAACAACAGCAGGATGCCGAATCCGTATCGAATGCCATTCAGAATCTGAATGACACGTATAAGCAGCAAGCCCTAGCGGCTCAGGCTGCGCAGTCCGCAAGCTCAAATTCAGCTACGGCATTCGCTAATGACATGGCAAAGATGACGGGTGCCGGTAGGCAAGTCGTCAACATGCTGTTGGATATGAAGAATGACCTGACTCCGTTGGAGGATGCGGCTCAGGGTGCTGTTTTCCCTGGGCTCCTGGTATTCCTTCAGGGTGTTCAGGGTCTTGTGCCGCTGGTCACGGGTGAAGTCAAGGATATGGGCGGCATCCTATCGGATACGTTCAAAGCAATTGGCAACGAGCTTAAGTCATCCGGTTTCCAGGATGATCTAAAGCAGGTTTTCGATGAGGGGAATAAGTTCCTTCAGATCCTTTTGCCTGCTATCGGCGGGCTCCTTAATGCTTTCCTGGATTTGGGAGCTAAGAGCGGACCTGCTGTAACTGGCTTTGCTAAGGGGCTCGCGGATATCCTAGGCGGCTTCTCTGACCTGTTTACCGCTTTGGCTCCTGCCGCTCCTGCTTTTGGTCAGATCTGGGAATCCCTGGGAAAGATGATTGGGGCACTTGGTAAACCTCTAGGGGATATCATTGCGCTTTTGGCTGAGTCGCTTGCCCCGATTCTGGTTGCGGTAACTCCGATTGTCGTCAGTGTCGCGAATGCGCTTGACAGGTTCATCAAGGCGATTCCGCCGAAGGTTTTGACGGATATTATCGCGGGGCTGCTCGGCATGTATGCCGGGTTTAAGCTGGTGTCTTTGGGTGGGTCTGCACTTGAATTGCTCACTAACCCTGTCGGGCTGGTAATTGCCGCTATCGCACTGCTGGCAATTGGGATTTACGAATTGGTTCAGCATTGGTCTGATGTTGAGGCTGTTGCTAAACACGTTTGGGCTAATGTCGTTCAATGGAGCAAGGATGCGGCGGACGGAATAACCAGTGCATTCGATTCTGTACGGCATTGGCTAGCCCATATTGGTGATGACATTTCGCAGCCGTTCATTAGCGGGTTTAACGCTGTTGTCAACTGGCTTAACTCCAGTGGAAATGCGATTACCGGATTCTTTGAATCGCTGCCTGGAAACATTGTCAAATGGCTGAATTCGACGGGCGATGATATTTCCGCTCCTTTCATTTCCGGGTTTAAGGCTGTCATTTCCTGGTTTGAGCAATTGCCGGGGGTAATGGAAACACTCGGAAAGAATGCGCTTACCGGCTTGTGGAATGGCGTGGTTGCCGGATGGAATGCTGTGTCCGGGTTCTTCTCCGGAATCGCATCGAGTATCGCAGGGTTCTTTACGAATCTTTACGATTCGATGATCGCGGCGGGCAAAAATATCATCGTCGGAATCTGGAATGGTATCGTTGCCGGATTCAACCAGTTCATTAATTCCATCGGTGATATCGCGCACACAATGGCGAATGCGATTGGTGGTCCTTTCGGTATTCACTTCTCCGAACCCAGTGAAGCAACGCTGATGGTTAAGGCTGGTCAGCGAATCCCTGAAGCCTTGGCTAAGGGTATGAGCTTGGATCAGGGGCTGTTTAAGACTGCCGCTGATTCCCTGGGTCGCGTGGCTGCTGGGATTATCCCGAATTCAACGCGGACTCTCGCGGGGAACGTTGCCGCTGCCAGTGCCGGCAATGGCGTAACGGTGACACTCGACTTTGCTGGCAACACCGATTCTGACATTATCACCGCTCTGAAGAAGCAAGCTCGCATTCGCGGTGGCAACCCATCCGTATTTGGAAGGTAATCACGTTGGATACCCCTATTCCTGTTGAGCCTGTTGATGATCCTGAGCCTGTTGAAATTGTCTGCTCAGGTGGCTTTGAACTTCACTTCCCTGGGAGTAGCAACTAATGTCTAGCACTTGGAATGATGCTGTCGTTATCGCAGGCGTGAACGCGGTTGCTGCTACTGCTAACGGTGGCACGCTTCAGATTTACTCAGGTACGAGCCCAGGTCTGAACGCGACGCTTACGGGCACGCTGCTTGCGTCTTTGCCTCTGTCGGCTACCGCGTTCGGTACCGCCACGGCAAGCGGTGGCACGGTTACGGCAACAGCTAACGCTATTACCTCCGCTACTGCCGGTAACTCCGGTACGGCTGGTTACTGTGCCATTGTCAAGAGCGGTGCTTCATCCCCGCCGACTGCTACTCAGGTTGCGGCGATTGGGACTGTTGGCACGTCGGGTGCGAACCTTAACCTTTCCTCCACGACGATTACCAGTGGTGCAACTGTGTCGTGTTCTTCACTGACGATTACCCAGTCTCAGACAGGCTCGTAACGGCTCTGTGAGGCTTCAGGAGTGCAGGGGTAACCATTCCCCTGCACTTT